TTATTAGATTTGTTTACAACATCTCTAATAGCATCTGCTTTGCCTTGTTCGTAAAAGTGATTCGCCATTTTATCTGCGTTTGCACCTGCATACAATGCCTTGTGATACCCTTTGGTATCCTCAACCGCTCCGTCTTTTCCAAGGAACTTCCCTAAAAAGTTGCCGAATTCTGATTGATTTTCTGCAATCTGCGAAGGGTTTTGTACACTATATCTAAATTCTTTATCACCTACTTTAAAATCGAAACCTTCGAAATTTTCATTAAGTAATTCATTAGTATTAGTCTTAAACTTTTCGTGTCTTGCTACGTTTCTGTTCTGATCCTCTTTGTAGCGATTAAAAAAATCCGAAGCTTCCTGTTGATCTTTAGATAAAGTTGGTGACTTCAACTTGATGTCATCATAATACTTTTCTTTTGTATCTTTCAAAAACGTACGGGCTTTAGCAACCTCTTCTTTATATGCGAGCTTCTTTCTTCGAATCTCACGGTCTTCATCTATTTCGTCATCAAACGCAAAATTGTCTTCAATCATAAAGTCAATTTCTTCTGCGCTTAAATGAGATTTAGTATTTTTATAATATTCTTTTACTAACACGTCTCTATCTACATCATCGTAGTTAGTGCTTAGTCTTAAGTAATCTTGCATTGTTCCTCCAGTCTCTCTCATAAAATCAACTAACTTACCTATATTCTCAGGTAAATCAGGTTGTACTGGCTGTTCAATTATTTCTTCCTTAACCTCTTTGGTAATTTCTGTAAGTTCTGGTTTGGATATTCCTTCGACCATTGTCGAGCCATCTTCGGAAGATTCATCTACATCCACTTTCTCTGCGCTTGGCTCTTGAACGGCGTCTATTTTTTGATTAGGAATTACTACTCTTGTCATATTACTAGGAATATCAACTAAAGGCTCTTTATTTTGAGCTCCTATTTGTTCCTCAGTTAATTTTGGTTTGGATTTAATCTTAAAAGATCCCTCCGTTTTTACTTGTTCACTCATGATATGATATTATATAATTATTAAATACGTGCTTAAGAAGGGTCAAACGAAGATAGATCAAATCCACCCATTACATCGTTACCCTGAGACTCAAAGTTTTTAGGCATACCTTCGTTTTGTCTTTGTTCTATTAATTCACTTTGTTGAGTTCCTTGAATTTTAACTCTTTTATCTTTCCGATCTTCTATTTCTTTTTCTTTTTGTTGGGTAGCCGCTCCTGCTGCTTGAGCTAATTGTATATTATACTGAAACTCAGTAGCCATTAATTCTTTTTTAATCTGAGCTTCCGCCTGCATTCTTTGCATTTCATAACCGGCTTTAGCTTGTTCTATTGCCACTTTTTCAGCTGTTAAAGCTTGCTGCTTTTGCACTTCCGCCATAGCTGATTTTTCTGCCAACTGAGCATTTGCTTGGGCTTGAGCTTGAATATTTTGTTGAGCCATTGCTTGAGCTTGCTCTTGTTTTTTCTTGCGCTTTAGCTTAAGTAATTGATTAGCAAGTTTTAGGTTTTTTATTTCCTTAATGTCAATAGCATCTTCAATGTCAATTTCTTTTGTCTGTAAAGCTATCTGTATATTCTTTGCTAATTCTGCTTTTTCTTCATCATCCGGCTCCATTTCTAAAAATATACCAAAGTCATGTAAATTAAGTTTTTGAATTTCTTTTAGAGTTTCCACATTAAATGTAGATATGCTATTCATTAAAGAATTTTTAGTAAGCGGAAAATTTAAAACATCTGCAATTTTTAAAGATATGTTTTCGCAGGTGCTTAGCGCTAAATAAACACTAGCATCTTGAATATGCTTTGTAGCAGTATTAGATGCATTAGCTGCCATTTTTTGTAAACCAACCAAAGAATTTGCATCTGGCATAGCTCCGTCGCGAGCTTCATTTAAACCGGTTACATCTCTAATCATTTGCATGTTATAGTTGTACGCAGTTATAAGTGCTTGTATCTTACCAATACCACTGGATGATGATAACTCTTGAATAGGCACTTTGCCTCTATTCATATCACCATCTTGTGTTAATGATCTACCTACAACAGAACCTGTTTGAAAATACATGTTTAATGCTTCCGCTGGATTGTAATTTGTTCCATTACCTAGATCCACTTCAGCTAACCCATCCATATCTAAAAATATTCCGTCAGGAACCATTCTAGATAATACCTGTTGCATTTTTAAATGAGTTAGTTGTATTACATCTGCAAATCCTATACACTTACTTATAAGTGACTGTATAACTCCTTTATACATTCTAGGTGCAGCCATTGAATAACTCATTTCAACACGAGTTGTATCAGCCATAGGTCTTGTCATGTTTTCAGACATTTCCCATTTAAGCATCATGTCCGAACCTACAACTTTAGCTCCTTCGTATAAAACTTCAATTGATCTTGAAACTCTATCGAAGTTATCATTTGCCGGAGGATTAAAAGCATCTGTTTTTTCAATAGCTTTTTCTAAGCCATTATCAGTTCTTTTAATTTTAAACACTTGATCAGCATAAGTTTTGTACTCAAAGTACATAACCTGAACAGTATTGTAGTCGTAGTTTTCAAAGCCTCGTATAAGTCTACGGTTACCTGGTGATTTTTGGATTCGTTCTAATTCCTCATCAGAAATGTGAGGAAATTCTTTTTTAAGCTCTGGTATGGTTATAGATTTAACTTCACCTACATAATATATGTCATCAAAGTTTGGATCTTCGGTATAAGACCATACACAATAAGCGGGATCAACATATTTAACTACTATGCCTTCTGCTGGATTAAACGATGTTTTTGTAATACCTATTCCAATATTAACTAAATCTTGATTTACTCTAGATTTTGTTAAATCAAATTCATTAGTAGCTAACACTGTGCTAATTGCTTCTTCCTCAGCTATTTCTATAGATTGCTTGTAAGATAATTGCATGTGCAATTCCATTTCTTCTTTGCTCTCGGGAAGTTCGTTTTCTTTTAAAGGTGACTTACTATAGTCTCCTGGCATAACCTCAGTAGCCAACGCTCTCGCCTCAATAGTATTCATGTCAAACATAATATTTTGAGCATACTGAGTTCTTTTATCTAAAGATTCAGGGTCTTGAGCATACGATGTAATATCATATTGCTTTTGTGTAATACCATTAGCTACTATATTAGAAAACTTTGAAAGTATTGGCACTGGTGTCCAATCTAAATTAAGATAAGACAAATCACCATTAATAGCTAATTCATCCTTATATTTTTGCACACTTTGTTCTCCTCTGGCATATAGTCTTAAATTATGAAAGTTATTCCAGTTAGAAGCATACCTATTAGAACCGCTTCCCCCATAATTAAACCACTCCTGTTCAATAGCTCGTGAAACCTGCAATCCATATTCTATAGTTGCTTTCTCAGCATCACTTACTACTTGATCCGGAAATGGGCTATTAGTATTTGTACTTACATTCATTTATTACATTATTTTTGAAGTAGTTCCCTCGTTATTGTATTTTTTAAAACCTAAGTTAATCTTATTAACTGTTATAGCGCCTTTTGGGCTATATCTATGTTTGTTACAAGCCATTAAAGCTAAGCCTGAACTTATTGAAGCATCGTGCTTTGTTCGATTATTTATATCAAACTTAGCCCAATCTTCTAATGTTCTTTGCAAATAAACATCTCCATAGCCTTCTTTAGTTATGCCTACAAAATCTTCTATGTAAGTTTCAATCGCGGAAGCGTGAGCTTGCTTTATATCTTCACTTGAATTGGGTATTCCACCTACTTCTCGTTCTGATAAAGATAACTTGTTATATGTTTTATCTGGTCTATTAATACTAAAGCCTCTGTATCCTCTACGCTTTAAATAATAAAGCAATCTAGGTTTATTATTTTCACAAAGTATTGGCATACCATAAAATACGCAAGCCATTAATACGTCTTCAAAAAACATTTCAGCTGTTGAGGGTCTGGCTATATATTCTAAAAAGAAATGATTAGGAGGTACATCCTCCATTGAGAACTTAGTTAATCCATGAAGTGCTCCGTTAGAACCACCACCACCAACAACACCGCTAATATCATAACTATCGCAGCCAAAAGCTCCCATGTGTTCGTTACCTGGATGTTTGTTACCATTCTTTATTATTACGTGATTTTGTATGTTTTGATCCGGTATCCAAGTTATATAAAACCTGCCGTTTTTATTAGGATAAAACATTACCCTAGTAT